TACTTTAGCATCCAATCTTGCTTGCAATTTTGGATCAACTGTTGTTTTTTTCTTTGGCATATTTATCTCCTAACTTATGGTTGTATATTTACGCCTATTAGACATAACTTTACCACAACCTCTTGCTATGTTGCCACCTTTCTTTTTTTCAGCTCTACCACCTTCTACAAAATAACCCATCTTATTACGAACTTCTTTGGGCAATTTAGGCAATCCTTTATTGCTTGGCGGTATAGGTTTTAGTTGTTTTTTCACTTTTCCTCCTGCTTTTAATTTATTAGATACCATTATTGGTTTACCTTTTCTATTTGGATTTGGATCTTTTTTTCTTTTACGAGCAACTAATGTAGCTCTTTCTGATTTGCTAAGTCTGTTTGCTTTACTTCTTGGAATACACTTAGGTTTACCTTCAGCTTCTTTTCTACCACCACATGATCCTTTGATAGAACCGTCTGCCCCTAACCTAACCCAGTCTTCATCTAACCAACTTTGTAATTGACCTTTACTCATCTTAATCTATCTGGCATTACAGCACCTTGTCCTCTTATAGGTCCACCTGCAAACTTGCCTTTTCTTTTACCGCCTTTGGCTTTTTTTGCATAGTTAGGATCTTTACAGTATTTAGACGCAGCTAAATTTGCATAAGCAGAAGGATATACATCAAAAGTTCTTTTAGCCCAAGCTTTACCTTCTGGGCATATTTTGCCTTTGCTTTTAGCTGCACCACCTTTTTTCATTTTTAATGACTGCAAGGTTTTGGCTTGTTTTGCATGAGTTTTACTTGCTTTTTGCAAACCCTTAATAACTTTTTTTAATTTTTCTTTAGCCATAATTTAATCCGTCTAAATGATAGTTTAGCGTAAGCTCTTCGCCAACACTAATTTTTTTTGATGTTATTACGTTATAAACTCTATAATCGTCCCAATCTAGCTCTTCGCTAAGGTAACAATTTGAATCTTCTGAGTGATTTAGAAAGCCTCCTATAGAGGTTCTAATATATCCTTGTATGATTGGAACTTTAATATGTGACATACCCAAATCAAATTCTTCATTAATATTATCTACTGCAAACAACCCAAACCCCTCTATAGGACTTTTTTTAACTTCAATACAATCTGGTAAAGGTTTGTAATAAAATTTGTTATAAACAGGATACATTATTTAGTTCTACCAAACTTTTTACGTATTGAGTCTTTACCACGTCTAAATATTTCAGCTTGTTTTGGTTTACCGCCATATTTAGACCTTTGTTCACCTACAGTTAATATTTGTATAAGTCTTGCAAAAGGTTTTCTTGTTCTCTTAACCTTAGCAACCGTATCTCTAGCATCTTGAACACTAGCATATTTAATTGATACGGTATCTTTGGGATTTTCATCTGTATACAGCCTTCTATCGCTACCTTTTGGTTTTTTACCTGTTCCAACTTTAGGATCGCGTTTTTTTGCCATTTAACAATCCCAATCGCGTCTAGCCCAGTAATTAGCCTTCATACGGTCATTACCAAGCTTTTCACTTCTTTTGCAATATGATCTTTTTCTTTTGGGATCGTTTTTGTGCATGCCTAATTTAGCATCACCAAAAGCAATACGTTTAACTTTACCTGAGGATGGATTTTTTACGAATACTTCTTTACGTTTTTTACCATAACCAGGGCTACCTTTTCTGATAGCCCTAGGTCTGTTAAGAGTTACGGTTTTGCCTTGATACTCTGCCATTCATTAATAGTTCTTGGTTAAAACTAATATTATTGAATATGTATCACCACTAGAGTGACCTACAGTTGTAAAGTCAATATCTCCAGTCACACCAGAACCAGCATTATTTGGTATACCTGTAAAAATGTCATAATATTCATCACCCGTACTATCTGAAGGTAATCCTGTTATTAAAACATTAGTAGTAGCGTCAAACTCAATATTGACACCCATACCTCTACAAGACCAATATATTCTAGATACTGATACTGATGTACAAGATTCACCAGCACTATTGGTTGTAAGTGCTGATACATCTACTTTTTTAACAGCAGATTCACCTGTTCCATCTGATACATTAGTAAATTTCAAGACAGCAGTTTTTTCACCATCTTGAATGGTTTGTGAAGTTACTGTATCTGCCATTGTTTACTCCTTATCTTTCGCAAATTACATTTACGTAATCGATTGTCATAGTTTTAGCTGCTGCTTCACCATTTTGAATACCAAATGATACGGTTAATTCTTCATCGTCTGGTAAATTAGTATTTACAACACCTACTGGCTCTGCTTCACCTATAAAGTATGAAACTTGTGAAGTATTTGGATCAATAAAGAAACCAACTGTCACAAAAGTATCATCAGCTAACGTGGTTACTGCAGCAGTAGTAGTATCTGTGCCGTCTTTTTCAATATGAAAGTCTAGGTTAGTATCACCGTCATCTTTCATAAAATAAACACCGTCACTAACTGCTAATGGTGTAGTATCAGTTATTTGCAAACCCATAACAACGTCAGATTGTGTCGCATCACTTACTTTAAATCTAGCTTCAAAAAAAGCTCTTTTACTACTGCTTAATTTAAATGACTCACCTTTTAATTGTAAAAAGTCTAAATCATTATCTCCAGCAGCATTAGTAAGCAATAGTTGGCCACCTGCACCAGAAGTTAAAGCTTCTGTTGCTGAGCCAGTGCCTGCCTCAGTCGTTGTTATTGTAAAGTCACCTGAATTGTAAGTCATAAAATCATTTGCATATTGATAAAATAACGTACTTGATGGATTTACACTAAACATAGGAATTTCTTTCTTATGTTTTGTTGCTACAGTATTACCTGCATTAAGGATTAAGTTTTGAAAATGTGGATTAGCCATTATGAACTCCTTTACTTGTATTAATGGAAATCGAAATCGATCCTCATTAAGCTAATTAATTTAAAACTTCTTAGAGTTTACACCTCAAGTCCAAATCAATCAACATAAAAAAAGGGAGCCGAAGCTCCCTTAAGAATTGTAGTTGAGTGAGAAACGCTACAATAAATCGTTCCTTAAGCTCCTTGAGAACCGAAAACGGCTCTAAAGTTTGAATATCCGAAGCTATAACGCTCTCTAGCTTTATATCTCATATTACCAGTATCGAAATCACCTTCTAATGAAGTTTGCATAGGGGATCTTTCGAAATACTTAAACCCGTCTGGGCAGTCTGTTTTAATGAAAAAAGCATCTGTATCTGTAAGATAGTTATTTACAACATATCCTTCAGGTATCATGCCTGTATTACTAATTGCGTTAATGTCGTTGTCAGATGTACCTGGTCTACCTGGAGACTGTAGTAATCTGTCAGCAACAAATACTAACTGAGGTGGAATAATTAACTTCATTCCTTTTAACGCAATATTAAGACCTTTATCATCCGTAAATGTAGAGATATTAATTAATGCATCTTCAAGTGAAGTTTCATTAAGATCCGCCATAGTAGTAGCTCTGTTTGCTAATGAGCCACCGCCACCAAGGGGATGATCTGTAGCAACTAAGACTTTACCATCACCGCCTGTTGTACTAAACGCATTGTTTAATACTGAAGCAGCTTTGATTTGCTTAGTGTTAGCCATAGACCTTGCCAAAGCTTTGGTATATCTTGCTCCGAGTCTATCATAAAGATTATCTTCAATTGCTTCTTCTGTTAAAGCGAAAGCAAGAGCCACTGTTTCGTGAGTGTAACGAGATGTATAACCTTCGTTAGCTGTATCAAATCTGACACCGCTACCTTCAGCTTTTACCTCTGCATTACCAAACCCTACGATAAGTGTTTCTTCTTCAAACGCTCTGTCAGAAGTTTCAGTTTCATAGATTTCTGTATGTTGAGATTCGTATCTAGCATATTCCATACCGAACAAGGCATTAAGACCTGGCTCTAATTCTTTCGCTAATTGCGATCTGTTAATTGCCATTATTTATACTCCTGTTGGATCGACATAGAAATGCTCATTAAATTTAACAATCACATTCACGTTAGCTGAACCTGTTGTACTGTTATCTGGGTCAC